TCCTGTGCCTCCCCTCCTGAGAAGAGAGAAATGGTAGGTTGCGTTGTGGTTCCGGAGGCTGTGTAGATGGGTGATTGTGTTATATTCCCCATTCCACCTTTGTTGACGTTAGTGAGCACTAGACGGCTCTTCTCACTACCGGTGTCTCTAAGCGATGCCTCTACCTCTGCACTGAACAATGCGGCAAATGTCGAATTAGAATTGATGCGTGCTTTGAGTAATGCAGCCAGTGTACTACCCTTGTTGTCTGCCATGTTGTCTACTCTCACTCCCATATCAGCAGCGCTAGTGCCACTATCAGCACTGTCTTGTAAGGTAATAGTGAGAGTAGTCTCTGTACCGCTGGAGTTCAGAGCATGGAAAGTGATGACTGAGTCTACTATAGATGCCTTAGTCTCAGAACCACCATCGTCTGTCATGAACCTCTCACGAGTAATAGGTGTGATTTCATTGAAGTCATCTGTGAGTTCAAATGAGGCTATGGTCTGACTAAAGTCGATAGCGGCAGTAGCAGCCGTGGTTTCTGCGTTTGTTTGAGCACAATCATCATCTCTGATTACGCAGTTGAGTCGAATGGATGTCATGACTTGATTGATGTCCCCACCGAACCTCTCTCCAGTGAAAGGTACAGGAAAAGTTCTGACGTTACGGTCTATCTGTATCATGTAGTCAGTACAGTCTAGAGCGATGAGTTGCTTGTCACGCCTCACCAAACGAACTCCTAAGCCGGCCATCAGAATCTACCTCTCGTTGGAGCCCCACCTTGTCTGCGTAGTTCTTGAGTCAACATGTCACCAATCTCACGAGCGAGTGCACGCTTGTCTGTTCTGTCAGTAACACCAGCAACATTGATGTTGAGAGTGACAGAGCCACCACCACCGCCTAGTTGGTCGTTGGCTACTATATTGCCCGAACTTCCAGGCACGAACAACTCCGGACCTTTCTCTCCTACTATGTATGGTCGCCCTCCTGCCACAGGACCCCCTTCTGCTCTGAAAGGATTGTAACTAGCGATTGTACTCAGTGTGCCACTGCCAGGCATTTCAGGCATCTCAATATCGAACATGGATTGCAATGCGTCTTTCTTCTCCTCGAGCCATGACATCATGTCGTTGTATTGTTGTATGATGAAAGCAATTGAGGCAGTAATAGCACCGCTTATAGCGTCAGGTATTCCTAGGAACCAGTCTCTGATATCAGCACCTAGACCAAATATACCATCTTTCAGCCCCACAAGAGCATCCCATATATCATTTCGCCATCTGTAAATGGCGGCTATAGTGAAAGCGAGGGCTGCTATGATAGCAGCAGGGATGGCTGCAACTCCGAGTAAGAAGAGACCTACACCAAGAGCGATTGCAGAGAGGACACCGACAATGATGGCTTCAAAGGTACCCATAGCACCACTAGCGAACGCCACAAGGCCGTATATACCTGCGGCAATCAAAGCGAAACCAGCAATGAAACCAGCCTTTGTTGCTGCGGCTATTACCTGCCCCCTAGCCATGACGAGTCCGAATCTTAATGCGATAGCGTTGATTTTACCAATGATAGACACGCTAATGAAAGAGAATAAGGGAGCCAAGGCTGCAAACTTTAGCATAGCACCAGCAACGAAAGCAGTAACGACAGCAATGGCTGACATCATACCTGCATGGAAACTACCAGTGGCTTTTTCCACAGCATGGAATGCAGTACCTGCTAAGCCTAGAGCAACAGTGACTACCGCCATCTTTGCACCGAACAGGCCGAGCACCACTAAAGCCAGCGCTCCAGTGCCAATTATACCACTGAAAATACCACCGTCCCCTTCACCAGTCATGGCGAACAACAGACCATTGACGGCAGTCTCTAACAGGAATACCCCGTCTGCCATTGCTACTATTGGTGACTCAGTGCCTTGCATCGCTAGACTGAACAAACCTATGCCAAGAGTGAATGCAGCCAATAGGCTCGTTAGAGTCCACAGACTAGCCCCTAGACTGACGAAACGCATTGCTAAGGATATAGCATGCTTGTTGGAGTCAGTCTTCTTGTCGTTTAGGAATTGGTAAAGTTGTCCGGCTTTTTCTAAGCCGATGTTGTTAGCGAGAACAGTATTATTCAATATACCACTAGTGATAGTAAGACGCTCTTGGGCTTCGATGATAGTTGCCTGGTCTTTGTATAGCCCAGCAGACGCTTTGGCGAGTTTGTTGACGCTTCCCGCCAATAATATCGCACCACCAATGTGGGTAGCGAAAAACGCATTCTTCAATTTGAGTGTCGCTCTCTCTACTTGGTCGACTTGTCTACCTAGACCCTCGAATGCGAAACGGGCATCCTCAATCTGCTTTGACATCACCAACTCTCCTTACTAAATGGCATGGGCGCTCCCATGTCTGTACCGGCGACTCCCATCTTAGAATTAGAGGATTCGGTCTGCTTCCGTTGTTGCTCGCCCTCATGCTCTGTAACGGCTGCCGCCCAACAGAACATCATCTCGAACTCTTCGGGGCTGAGAGAATCTATTTCTCGTAGACTTAGGGAGTAATGTCTCATGACGAAATATATCGCTGAATCGATATTCATCCCCATATCACTTTTGCCTTTACCTTTGAGAAAATCACCTATTGTGCTTATCCTTCCAGCCCATCTTCCAAAGGGCCTGCCACCAAGTCCTGTGGTTGTGGTAGATATGCTGTGATTCGGCTGAGTATATCCGGCTGTAATGCCAGTATCTGTGCTTTCGACATCTCGGGTTCGGTGCGCTCTATGCACTTGTAGAGCATGTACTTCCAGTAGCCAGCGAGGTCAATCTCAACACCACCACTGTTCGGGTCTATGTTGACTACTTCTCTGACTGCTTCTTGCATCTCTAAGAATGTGAGGTCCTTTACCCACACCTTGATGATGCTGTCGTCGCCTACTGCGACATGGCGTTCTTTGCTGGTATTGCTAACCAGTAGGGTGTTTATATCTTCAATTACTTTCTTGTTGTTCTCCTGACTCACTTACTTCGCCCTCCAGGGCATTCTCTTCGCTTGAGACTGCCTCTTCCGAGGGGGTCTCTACAGACTCGTCAGGAGCCTCGTCAGAGGGGCCTGCATCATCTGCTTCTAGGCGGGCGATGAGTTCCGCCTTAGTACCTCTGACTGTCAATGCACGCTCTTCTAATATAGCACGCAATTGAACTACAGTCATCGACTCGTAATCAGTGGTGTCAGCAGTTGCTAACTCCTCAGGGAATGGGTTGCCGTCAGTTGCGGCAGCCTCAGGATTGAAATCAATCACTTCTTCGTTCTCAGGTATAACTTCCTCAATAATTTCTTCAACAATAGTCTCTGTAACATTCTTATCAACGTCCCATCCAGGGTGTAAACTCCATCTTCCCATCTTCATTCCTCAACAGTGCAATAGTGAATCGTACGCTACAACCTTAACGTGACGTGGGCGTATCTTCAACTCACTTCTAATGACGCCCTTATCCTCAGGTATAGGCAGTGGTGCCTCAGCGATGATGTAGTCGTCTATGATGACTCTGACTTCTTCTCTGTTGGGCCCTGCCCCTCCTTTGACTAGATGTAGTGTGATAGGCTCACTGTACCCCTTGGACCTATTGGTTCGGAACTCATGCCATAGTAACGGGTCACTGACTAATATCTCCATGTCGCACTCGTACTCTACAGCACCTTCGACACTGAGTGTGGGGTTTCTACTACCTGCGAAAGGTATCTGCTCTAATGATGCACCAGTGCTGTTCCTCGGCTCTATGTTTGGGTTAGTTCCTATGACTCTGTGCGTAGCGATGTTGTTGTTACCGCTCACCTTGAACTTGGTGACCTGTGCTAGATTTGAGCCGAAGGCTGTGATTGTACCATTGTAAAAGAAGAATGGCTTCTCAGTATTAGGAGCAATACCAGCAATCTTCCTCTCCTTGGGGCCGTTAGCGATGTTCTCGAACATTCTGTGTGCAGTGTATCGGTCACCAGCGTTACTGTTCTCCAGCCTACCAGTATCAGTGTAACACATGAGAGCGTCGAAGTCTACTTTCAATTTGACCTCTGCGTCAGCATCAGCGGTCATCTCCCAAGACTTGACCTTACAGCCTTTGTATAGCCTAGTGAGTTGTTTTGAGTCAGCAGCGTTGCCTGGAAGATGTAATCCGTTTACGCTGTTGTCTAATTCGTCTGTGGTGGATGAGCCTACGTTCCTGTTTCTTATACTGGTCTCTATCGAGAATGATGGCTGATGCCACATGCTCCACATGGCTCTTGATTGCCTGTTGGTGATAGTACCGAAGCCAGCATCAGTAGTAACGAAGTCGGGGCTGCCGGTAGAATCATCATCGGCACACGCTAGATACTTGATTGTCTTACCGTTAGCATGGTCGAAGCAGAAAGGGTCGTCAACGTATATTCTCTTGAAGTCTGTAGTGTTATCAACTGCAATGACTCTTCTTATCTCGTTTCTCTCACTAGAGTGGAATTGAGTCTGTGTACCAGTCCACTTTGTGCGTGTATCTGGCTCTTGAGCATAGGGAGTGAGTGTCTCGGCCGTGTCTACCACTACTACGTAATCACCAACCGCTACATTGGCTATATCGCTTATGCTATTGGCGAACCCAATGTAAGAATCTCCCATACCTATCGCGTTGGCTGTTGTGCTTAGAGTACCTTCTATTGCTGAACCAGGGTCTGCTACAGCCTCGTTACCTAGAGCGTAATACAGCCAACGTGCACTGTGCATCATAGTCTCGAGAGAGCCACCCTCGTTGCTTATCGACTGCGGTTCTTGTACGACTACTTGTCTGCCAATGCCGACTACATGTGAGCGTAGTACCTCTACTTTGGTCTCAGGTAGTGCGATAGTGGCTGCCAGTCCCACGAATTGGTCTGCTAGCACCCTCTCGTCACTGCTCTTTGCTTGGACGTGTGATTTCATGTTTGGGTCTATAGTGGGAGCGCCTAATGCCTCGATGTAAAGTTCGTCACCGGAACCTGCAGCCAATGATGATGCACCAGTGATGGCGGGAGTTATGACTATCTCTTTCAAAGAGGCGGCGTCAATAACTCCGTCTGCCCCTATCCCGTTTGACACTATGGTGAAGAGAGAGCCTTGATTGTAGTCGTAGTCTTTCCAAGTAGTGTTTGCTGATTTAATACGTAGACGAGAGCCTGCTAAAGCACCTACTGGATATTTGAGATAGCCGTCTGAATCGAAGAAGCCAGCGGTCGAACCACTGAAACTAATTCTTGTAGTGTCCGTGCTATCATTGCCGGACCCTCCAGCGCCTGTGGTAGCGGACCAAGTCAGCCCCCCAAACGCTCCTTTGCTTAGCACTATTCCTGTCTCGTGACCGAGGGTGACCTCGGCCAAATCACCCTTATACACTGTCGATGGCATCCTATATCACCCTACGCGATTAGTTCACTAAAGATAACTATTTCTACTTGGAAGGTCATTCTGTGCAAATGTTTGCTCCTATCTGACAAATCTGTCCTCGTTTTGAATAGCATCCTGTCGAAGTTGATTGCGTCCCCCTTTCTCTTTGAATGTACGATACGGCGTATCTCATCTTCCATCTTCATTAATTGGTCTCTACCTCTCACGGTACGGGCATCTACTGTGATGTTGATACGAGTGTGGACGAAGTCATAGAACACCTCAGGTTGCTCTTCATTGTGTGCTGTTTCGTAGAGGAATACACCATCACTCCTGTTTAGGTCAAACCTCTTACCTCTACCTGGCTCTAAGGTTGTGATATCCATTATCACAGGCTTTCTTTGGTTAGTATTCCCTCTGTTCCAATTATCATCTAAGACAGACTGTATTATTGCTACTGATTCTTTAGCCATTCTAATCACCTAATTCCCTGCGCTTGTATGGACCGTTACGCGCATGTCTCTTCGCAAGCATAACGATACGGTCGTAACGCTCATCTCCAGGTTCAAGGACCTTCTTGTCTTTCCGTGAGATTATCTCGTTGTCATCGTTAACATCACAGTCGTCTATTAGGGCTTGCTCTATCAAAAACGCTCGGGATTCTGAGGTAGGTATCCATATGCTACCCTCCCTCAACATTTGGACGAACTCTTCACCCACCAAGTCAGCCAGCGATGGAATCTCAATCAAGGGTCATTACCTCCATGTATCGTGGTAGAGTCTCAGCGACTTGTGTCTTGAATAATTGGTACTTTGCACCGAGGTCTATGTTTGTGGTTCCTTCGGGCATGAGCACACTTCGGTCATCAGAGAGTAGCAAGTCCATCGCTACCATCTTAGTACAGATGTCCTCAATTGCTTTTTCGACGTACCGCTCTCCATATACATAGGAACATTTGACTGAGTTCCACTGGAAATAAGGGTATGTGTTGTTGAAGTAGATAATACCCAAGTCATAGTCACACCACCAATCACGAAGCCTAGCCTCATCACCAGTAGTAGTACCAAAGTAGTCTATCTTGAATCTGTATTGAGTTATTTCTACACCGTTGGAAAGTGCAGCAAAACACCCACTGCTAGCAAGGTCAGTAACACCAGTGAGTGTAGTCGCTGTCTTAGCCGTGTAGTATGCACATTTGACTGAGGAGCCACTACCAGTACATATGATGCCATATGGGGCTAAGGTGGAAGTGTCAGCCAAAGTTATGACACCACTACCGGAAGAGCCGGAAGTGCTAGACACAGTCAAAACAGTGTCAGTTAGGTTTGTTGCAGACATGCCAGTGAGATTTGTGATGCCGAGAGTGGAGTTTTCTCCAGCCTCTCCACGATTCATGCTAGTAACTTTCAACTTTGAGTTACCATAATCAGCGTTAGCAGAAGCCATAAACTCATGATGAACATTAGCAACAGTTGTGCCACTGCTAGAAGCAGAGGTTTCAAGAGAAAATGAAGGAGAGAAGAGGATAGCGTCCTTTTTTCTTCTGAGGTCTTTGTTGATGAGGTCAGCCAATTGTTGAGCAGCGTTAACACCATCAAAATCAGGACTCCATTTGTTAGAGGACGAGCCCACTTGAAGGCTAGCCACCCCGCCACCTCCTGGGCAGAGGAACAAATAATCATTCGTGGTTAAAGCGCTGTGGTCTATGATTTCTAAACGAGCCTCAGCCGTACCGACCTCTCTGTATTCTTGACCTTGCCATATTTCTAATCTCAGAATCTGTTGCACATTACGGAACATCAAAGGGACAGTACCAACATAGTCAGTATAGTACCTACGCCTGTAAGGCTTGTAAGTATCGAAGTTAAGATACTCTGCAGTTTGAAGCATTGGCCTCCATGAATTGTTACATAGATTATCTATCTTGTCCTGCATGCGGAGAATCATTGTCTCAACAGCCCTACGAGTCACTCCTCGTCTCTTACCATTAGTGAAAGATTGTAGGTTCTGCAAAGTCGCATTGTCAGCAGTGTCATAATCTCCTGTAGTGCCACCTGACCAAGATATGACTACGTTTGTGCCATCTCGGGCAACACTAGTTATTGTGACAGTCTCCCCTAACTCAGTATCGCTAGCAAGTTCTACTTCATCTCCTACTTCAAATCCTACAGTTCTTTGGTCTGCGGGGCTTATAGAGCATGAGGTGCCACCTGTGTTAGTGTCTGCTACCAAATATACGGGGTCAGGTAGGGGTATCTGCAGTATGTCTGCTACTTTTTGAGCACTGCTGTAGATTACTTGGTCAGGGAACAGTGGTCGAGGTTCTCTCTCCCCTGTGTTGAATACCACTGGCACTAAGCACCCCTCCTCATTGGGTGAAAGCCTTCGGGGTCATTAGGGTCATACACTCCAGTCTTAGAGTTCACCATGATATTGTTAGGATTGGGAGATTGTGGTTTAGGTAAATGAGGAGCGTGTGCTTGTACTGGTTGAGACGTGACATTCTCTAGATTCTCACGAGACCTGTCATTGTCAGCCTCTATCTTCTCTACAGAACCTTGAGGTAGTTGCTCATAGGGGACGAAACTACCAGACCCTTTTGGGTATTCGTACATGTCAGTTGTCATGTTCTTGAGTAAGGCCCATGCACTATTAAATGCACTCATACTTTCACATCCACCTTACCTAAGTTATACTCCATTGGTTTAGAGCATGCGCCACAGCGCTCTAGGTAACAGAAATGGAGCATACCACAATGTTTGCAGCGAGTTCCACTACCTATGTCAATCACGTCTCGTATGTTGCGAGAGCGTGTATTCTGCTCAGTTATTTGGCCGGCGAGCCGCTCGCGCGGGCTTGCGTCCGTGCGAACAGACTCACCGGTTGCGTAATTCCATCCTTGCTTGGTTAAACGTCGGAGGTCCTCGGCGTCCATTGTGCTCACCATCAAGTGGTGACCACTACTACGTATAAGTTCCCCGCCATGAGATAACTGGTTATACCCTCTACCGCCTTACCGTTGGTATAGTCATCTAGGACTTTCTGTATGCCTCCGGCCACAGAAGCCCCTAACTCAATTGCCTCGTCAGGGTTAAACTCAAAGACTTTAACGTCAGTCATGGGGTTTCACCCCCAATCATCGTCGACCCAGGATAATGAACCTGCCACCATCGCTACCAGACTCCGTAAAGTGGCACGTGGTTCCCACGAAGCCAGTTGGGTTTGCCTGCTCGGTAGCGCTGTTAACTAGTATGTCAAAAAATAGAATCTCAGATAAGAAATCCGAGGCGTCTATAGATGAGTCACCGTTAGCCCATGTTCCTGTTAATAGTAGTAAGTTCCCTAGTGTTGTAGGTCTATCATCAAATGCTATTGCCATATTCATTCCTCCTCAGTGGCGACCTCAGCCGCGAGCACTTCATCAACTCTCTCTAGCATCTTCGCTTTCGTGGCGCGGACACCGGACATCTGAACTCCGTGGTCAGCCAACCATGTTTGGATGTCTGCCTTGAGCCAGTTTTCGTCCGGTAGTCCGTCACCATCGTCTTGCGTGAACGTGACTCCTTCGTAGTCGTCAGTTATTAGCCAGTGTGTGTCTTTGAAGGCACCGCGACGCTCGTCCAACCATGCTTGGGATACCTCAACAGGCGTGTGCCTGTCATAGTGACCGTACTTAGTGCGTACAGTTCTTTCAGGTCCTCTCCAAAGTATTGTCGGCATACGAGGTCACTCCTTATTCATGCCACCAAGAGCCATATTGTAGCGTTCGCAGTGTCGTCAGTAGTACCATCTGCAGTTGATTCACAGTCTGCCGTAATGACAAGACCGCTAAAGGACAATGCTAGGTTCGCTGTTGCGTCTTTGCTGTGTCCCATGCAAGATAGGATGACATTTGCTCCACCACTTAGTGTGATGGTTTCTGCCTCTGCCAATGCACCTAGAGTCATGCAGACCAATCGTGGTTGCATTCTGTTCGTACCGTCAGTCTGACGGGCTGCGAAAGATGTCAAAGCACCTGGGTATCCAGTTAGCCATGATGTATCATCTTGGTCCACTCCCGCCTGTAGGGGGAGGTCTAGGTCAACCGCGACTGTCGCGGAAGCACTCGTTGTGTAGGTTATTCCTCTGTGTGTTGTTGCTGCCATATCATATCACCTCTGTTATCTCTCCACCAACCTCAAGCAAGGTCACGGATTGAACCTCCTGCACCGAAGAAAGAATCCCATACCTCACCCATGGTTCGGTAGAGTCCCTCTTGTCCTAGTCTGTTTATTGCGAATGGGTCGCCAGTCTCGATACCCGACTCGAAATACTGAGTTGGGATAGCGGTCTGGAACCATAGGTAATCAGTGTCGAAGTAGTAAATCCTCGAGATACCTGATGTGTCCTGCACTACGTCCTTGGAAGGAATGATTGGGACACCGTTGTAGGTAGCCACAATGAATCCAGCCTCGATACCTGGAACACCCTTTACACCGTTGTAGGTTGGGGTGACCCTCTTAGACTCCATGAACCTTTGCTGGCTCTGTAGGAGTTGCTGTACACGCATTAGGGTATCATACCCAGTTAGCATGACCTTAGGGTTACCACCACGCTTCCAAATCTGCTGGAACAATCCGTCCAGTTGATTTAGACTTAGGTTTCTGTTAGTGTTGGCTGCGGAAGACACGTCTACCTCAGCACTGTGGAAGTCTGCGCTACCATCACGGGTGATGGAGTACAGGTCGTGGTCTGTGGTTGCACTTACGTGACCTGTGCTGGTTGTCATTGTGTCAGGGTCTGTTGTCAGACGGTCTAGTGACTCAAGGTCGTTACCTGCTGGGGTCTCCACATCTTCTAGGAGCATCCTGTTGATGTGGTCTGCGTGGTGCTTGCCCATTTCCTCTTTGAGGACTTGGCGTACATCTCCAAGACCGTCATCCTTGTCAGATAGGAACATGCTCACTTCGCTTAGGTCGAAAGCGTGTCCAATCGTCTTTGGCTTTGCAGCCACGTGTAGGAAGTCAGGCTTGGTGGTGTCAGGCAGAGTAGCGTTTTCAGCCAGTCCACCGCCAACTGTGAAGGAAGGCTTGGAGGTAATGATTCTCCATCCACTTCTTTCCCAAGGTTTCTTTGGAAGGATTGAGAACGCATTGAACTCTTGGTTCAGTTGCGACCAAACTTTCCTACCATAGATTGCTTGGTAAGTACCTGCAGTGGTGCTCAGTAGCGGAGCGTCCGCTTTGAGTATGTCTCCACTGCTGTATGTGTACCCAGTCGTTGCTGTACCACCGTAGTAGTACCTTTCCATATCTTGTATTGTTCTTACGTAATTACGTGCCATATTCAGTTGCCTCCTTGTAGTGCTTTTCCAGCCATCCTGTGAACGTCATCCCATGACATCTCTGCCATGTCTTTTGTTTCGGGGACTGTCATCATTGGAACAGTTGCAGACTTCTGTATGTCTTCGCCTTCGGAGGTCGAGATGTTCTCGATTCTCTCACCTAGAGCGATAACAGCCTTCTGCAGGTCTGCTAGTGGGCCACGTGCATCGAACTCTGTTCGTGCTTTCTCTGTCTCTTCTGAGTTAATCTCCTTTTGGAGTCTCATGGAGAACTCGTTACCAAGTTCAGTCTTGAACTTCTGCTCTAGAGCAGCAGCCTTGTAGACTTGGTAAGCCTCTTCAATTTGAGAGGGAGATACGGCTTCGGGGGAGATGTAGTCATCTGCTTTGATGACATTCTTGTTACCGCCAGGAGCAGCACCCATGTTCATCTTTGGCCTCTTGCCGGAATCATCTTCACCAGCACCTTCGATACTGCCCTGCCCACGGTGTGTGTAGCCTGGCTCTCCAGGGGTGTAACCTTTCTCTACCCCTTCGAGGTCTTCTAGAGATGACCTTGCAGCCACTGGGTCATACCCAGCAGACTTGACGGTGGTCTCTAGCCAGTTCAGATAATCTGTCGAAATGACATCATCAAGTTCGTCAGATGCTTTGTACATCTTATCATCCTTGCTTGTCTCGACGTCCTCTTTTTTCTTCTTATCGTCTTTCTTTTCATCCATTGCTTTCTCTGCGTCTTCTGACTTTTCCGCCTCTTCGGCAGCCTTTACAGCAGCCTCTGCTTGGTCGGCATCATCGAGTCTCTTAGAGAGTCTCTCCAACACATTCTGCAACTCATTCATCGTTTCGCTTTCGTCACTCATGTTTTCACCTTTTTTTGTTGTTGTATCCTCCTTTAGGATTCTAAATTGGGCTTCGGGATTGATGCCCTTTTCGCAAATGGTCACTTCATGTAACTCCATACGGCGTATTTCACGATAGTCACCTCTAGTGCCGTCGTGTTTGTTGACACGCTCGAAAGCCTGCCCACCGATGGAGAACGATTTCAGGTTCCCCTTGCGAATCTCTGCTGCTACTTCTCGTGCCTTCTCTATATCGTTGCGGAGTTTGATAACAACGAACATTCCCGTGTCATCTACCTCCGACTTCCATACTCGGCCACCAGTATCAGTGTAGTCAGGGATTACCTCCCCTACTTGTATGTTAGAATGTGCTAGTTGGACGTTTCTGAAACCTGGAGATTTCATGAACTTACCGAAGGCGTCCTTCAATGCGTTCTTCGTGATTAGGTCTCCTTGCTTGTCAACCATCTCAACAGACGCATAACCTGCTACGACTAAGTCAGAAGACCTAGATTTCAATAACACAGGGTCTTCAATAGGAGCCTGCATCATGAGCATTAAGGCACGATTTTTTTCTAATCCTACTTAAATCCCTATGATGATATCGGGAGTTTTAAGTGTTTATTGTCTTTTTCTTTACTGGATGATGAGAACTTTGGACAATCTTCTGCTTTGTGCCCCATGCCTTGACCACAGTCCTCTCCGACCTTTGCTCCACACCAGCAATCTCCACCTTTCTTTTGCCTGTGTGCTGGGTCATGGTCAGGTAGGTTATGACCCTCGGTGTTCTCTGTAGGGCCACTAGGAGATTCGACAGGTGTGGCATAATCTATACCCAGCCCTTTCGGACCAGTAAAAGTCGTCTTCTCTTTCAATACGTTATCTAAAGCCTCCAACGCAGTCGTTAGTTGCTTGGCTAATTTAGGGTCTTTGAGTAATCGCTCTGCAGGCTTCAACACTTTCTTGGGCTTCTTATCATGATTTGCTGGAGGCTCCGGTACCACGTTTGCCTTCTTGGCCTTCTTTGTTTCTATCTCTGCTCTTAGGAACACAGCAGCGAGCGGTTCCCAATACTCTCTTTGTGATTCAGCCAACGTCTCTAAGTATGTATTGGGGGCATCTATTGATTTGATGATGAAAGAATGACCGTGTGGTTCAGTGTCATATACAACATGCCCTGCTGGGAACTCCAAATGCACACTACCCTTTTTCACTCTAACATTGTGGGGCACATCTTGGTTCTTCTCTCCACTCAATAGAGATAGGGTTTGTAGGCTGTCTGTAGAATTGGCTTCGGCGTCTTTGATGTATTTAGCGCCATGTAAAGTGAATACTTTCAGATTGTCTCTCCCTTTCGCGGTGACATTTGATGTCTTGACAGTAATGCATTGGCCAGGCTCTAACCCGTCCTTTGTTAATGAGCCGACATCCATGTAATACTCACCCTTGAACTTCACAGCCCTGTTACCCAAGCGCTTGGCTTGGTCTTCTAGTAGTGGACCTACTCCTAAGAGACAAGCACCACCTGTCTCTAATACTATGACATCTAATTGATGCTCTTTAGTCATCAACAACCATTTCGGGTGTCTAGTTTCTCCCTTCATGTAAGTGGAGTCTGCGTCTCTCAGCATTACTTGCTTAACCCCTTTCTCTTTCATGAGGTCATTGACTGCTCTCTCTAGACCTATTGTATCTACCCTCTTTGTATTGATTGGTGCAGGTATTAGCACTTCCTCAGTCGCTGAAAAATTGGCTCGAAGATGGCGGACTCTGTCTTTTGTTTCAGTGTTGCCTAGGTCTTCATCGCCTGCCTTTACTATGTCTAGTATGTGAAGCACCTCTCCGTCCCATATACAATCAACCAAGAAACCTGCTTTGTGTGCACCTCTTACTCCTTCTCTGATTTTACTTGGTAAAGGTACAGTCTCTTTGTGTGTATTGTAAGCCTGTACTTTGCTACCATTCTTAGAAACCATTACTCTTTCGCCTTTTGGCCATGATGATAAGACCCAATCTCCAGACAGTCCTTTGAATGAATCAAGGTCATCTAATGAGAAAATGCGGTGCATTGCCTTGACTGGTATAGGCTTCCCTTCGTCTTTATCATCCTTGTAAAGTAAGTCCATATCAGTCAGCACATCGAAAGACCGAAGGATTTCCCCACTACCACTCACGTTTTGCTGACCTGCTGCTACACTTTCAAAGTTGTCTTGACCATTCGGTGTAGAGTCCAATGTTGAGCCCACCATTCTATTCATTACCTCGGGATAGAAATGAACTGCAGTTGTAGGTTCCCCTGTTGGTAATTCAGTCATGCCCGATGGCATCTCTCCCAGTGGTTGCTCTTCCGTTGCCACTCCAAAATGCTGGTGTGTCATCCTGTTAAAAGGGAAGCAAGAGAGTTTCGAGCGAGACAAGTCTCCTCTACTACCTACTGAGACACTGCTTGGCTCTACTCTCGTTATGTCCATTTTCTCATGGATATTATCCCACCTCCCTCTACAATGGAAGAAGTCGGCTAACATCTCGAACTTCTTATCTAAGGGCAAGGAATCATTGTAACCTGACAAAGTGTTAGCGTGTTCGGGGAATGCCAGCAGACCATTTCTGTTCTTAGCAGTGGTTAAGTCTCTAGCGATGATTGACATTATACTTGCAGAGCCCTTCGGTGCGTTGAGTAACGAACTCCACTCATGGAACAACTCATTCTGACTGACTGAATTACCCATCCTTGCTTTGAAATAGTCTCTCAGTAGAATACTAAGTTGAGCACCTTTACCATACTCTGCTATCTTCTTACCAGTAGTGCTCTCCTTTTCCTTGTAACCTTCGTTCATTTTATCTGGTTTCATCCAACTTACTGGATTCAAGTCTTTCTCGTGATGATTGACTCTCTTTAGGTTCTCTAAATGGCCCGCAGTGCTTAATTTCTCATGTTCTGTTTCCGAGTCTCTATCTCTCAACGCTTCCAACTTAGTCCTTAAATCATGAACGTAAGTTGGGCTGTACATCTTGTCGAGCATCTTCAATATCTTCGAGTGGCCATACTCGGGGTGTAAGTAAGAGTCGAGTAATTGATGTCCGTCTACGTCTCTGTCTGCCGACTCTTCCGTGATTCGCCTTAACGGATGAGAGCGTCCGTTCTGTTGTTCAAATGAGCGTCTATCAGATATCGCATATTTACTGTAATTAGATTTAGATTGGTAATCGTTGTATGTGAGATTGTTAGTCTTCGGGTCATAATCAAACCCAGCATCGGAAAGTTTTGAGACCCAGTCTTCAATCTCACCTGACTCTTTCGCTGCCGGTATGACATTGCTCATCACTCTTACCAACAAGTCTCTGTCATCACCCTGCATGAGATGATATCCGGACTCTAACATTCTATACATCATAGTACGTCTACGTGATAACTCTGCCCTACCAGACACTGGCAAATCGGAATGGATACGAAGATTCTCTTCCTCGAACTTGGACATCTTGTCTTTCAGAGAAAGGTTTGCGTACGTATCATCTTTGCCAGCGGCTCTCAAGGCATAATCGGCTAGTGTGATAGGCCATGAATGCTGTAGTGCTTGGTACAAATTGACCTCGTCTTTGACTATCTGCATGACCTTGCCTGGGCTAATACCTGCTCGGTAATAGATATCAGGCTCATCTTCTAACTCATACTCGTCACCTAATTCTTGATGCGCTCTATATCGGGCTTTGTCAGACAACTCTTCCGCAGCCTCATTGACTTGAGGTGTTCGGTATTCGGGCTGTGTAGGTGAATGCATAACGTGGTCTACCCATTGTGCAGCGAACTCAGCAGGGTGAGGCCCTAATGCGACAGGCTTACCGTCTTGTTGGATGACACATCTTTCAGGCACTTCCAACATCTGATGACTCATATAACGACCCGCATATCCTTCTGTTCCATCCAAACCTTTCTCACGTGGCTTTTCTTCAACATCGACTTGTGAACCATATCCCTCACTACCCAAAAACAAGGCTACGTCTAATGGAGTCGGTGTCTTACCAGTGGCTCTCTCTATCTGCTGTCGCGTAGGAGCGGTTTTGGTAGAGTTAGGATGTAGTAGATTGCTAGGGGTGAATATATCCCTGTCTCCTGTGTCAGGACCGTGAGGCTCAAGTTCGAGATAGTGCTTGCCATTGACTTCTACTAATGGGTAGAAGTGATTTCGAGAGACATTGCTCAGTCTAGATTGTATCGCTTCTCTCCAATGGGGCAACACCCTCGTCTTCTGAGGCTCTTCATAACCTAAAGTGTCAGAACCACGTGGTCGGCGCCTGCCTCTAGTAGAGGTCATGGAAGCGAATATGTTGTGTAACACTCCCTCCTCAAAGAACTTTGATGGGTGTCTAAGCAATTCTTCGGGCACTGTCTTGTTTTTGAGGGCTTTCTGTAGTATTTCATAGAACGGCTCGGGGTCCTCAAGCACTGTCACACCATCAGTGTGTAGCGGCAATGTCCCTCCGAGACCCCAAAGACTGGCTCTCAATTTTAACATGAATGTACGCTCTAATGTTCTATCTTGCTCGGCACCCCTCTTACCAATCATGTTATGTGCATAAGAGCCAGTTATCTTAGAACTCTGAGAGGAAGCCATGCCACAACCATCTTCCAATTGTTCAACTCCGTTATTTCTCATATTGTTGAGTCGCATATTCGATGTCAGTGCTGGGTGATGAGTGTGTGTATTACGGGAGGGTCTCTTACCTGAGTAGAACATCTTACTCATGCTGATAAGCCACGCTTGCAGACCGTGCCCCTTCTTTGATTGGCCGTACCTAACTAATTGTTGAGCGTCCTCTTTGGTTTTGGGCATCTTACCTTCTAATTTTTTCAAAGCCTTCGCTCTCCATTCTTTGAAGTTTCTCATCTGTTTAAGTCGGTCTTTATTCTCCTCCTTGGTATCTTCCCCAGTGTCCTCGAAAGCCTCCAACATTCTAGAAATTGGCATTGTGTCCCTAATAGTTAGCATTCTCACGGCTGACTCATCAGGAGTCATCAAAGAGTTCTCAGCAAATACTCCCTTATCTGCAGGTATGTAACCAAGAGAGCCTTTGGCTTCTTCTTCGCCTAAGTTGACACGCCTTAGTGCTTTTAACGAGCCACGCAAGTCTGTAGCGTGTTCACTAGGTGGCATCTCTCCCTCATCTAGAAGGTTACCGGTATGCCTAATTAGAGCGTTTCTCAGAAGGTCTTCTACTTCCAACGTGTCCTCTCTATCTTGCTGCCTTGCGTTGGGGTCTATTCTAGCCTCGTCACTACTTTGGAGTTGAGCCTCGCTGAACTCTTCTTCGGGGAAATCTGCGTTTAACATCTCTGAAAGTATTGGTAATTCAGAGTTACCTCTGATTTGACCGACTCCCAAACCACGTTTCATCACTATGTCATACTCGTTACCTAGTTCTCCTAGCCCTAATATGAACTCCTTGTAGCCCTTATCTCCTGGCTTTTTCATCTCACGCCTGTCTGATATTATGAAGTTCTCAGGCTCCAAGGCCCTAAACTCGTGTGGGTATCGTTGAGCATTTATTGCTATAGTGTCTTGGGACTCCTTGCCCAAACCACCCTTTCTAGTGTGTCTAGTATGATGAGGGTACATTGGCATTTTCTTGAGGCCTGCGTTAATACGTCTCATCAACGATTTCTCACCATCACTAGAATCCACCTCATCTAGAGCGATGCTTTCGTAAGGGTCTATCCAAGGACTCAAGACTTTGTGGTTCAAATCTCTCCTTCTCACATAGGCAAACGGCTCAGCACTGTGCCCACCATAATCCAAATCAGCGTAATGTTCCGCCTTTCTCCATTCAGAGCCTGTTATCACTCCAGCCTTAAGTGCTTTATCAAGCGCTCTTTGTACATCAGCGATAGAGTCCATAGGCCAGTCCGGTATGTCAAAATCATCATTCCACTCATCAGGATATGCTTGTTTGAAACGCCTGTAAAGCCCACTCTTTCCAGCGGAGATTTCCTCCGTACTGTGTAGACGAAATCTATGTGCATCCTTCAATAAACGATGGAAGAGCATCTTGTAAATCTCAGTATCTGCATGACGAACTACTGGTTGTACGTGGTTATGGGATACATCTACAGGGCCAGTAAAGAAGTTCGCTGCTGATTCTTTATTGACCATTCGCATTTGTTTAATGAAACGACCTATCTCCATACCGGAGAATCCTTGCCCTTTCACCCCGTTCGAGAATATATCATCATCAGCAAAGTGTATAAATGGGGTTTGAGGGACTCCGTCTTCATTTCTATTGTCATCATCGAC